GTAATCGCCGCTCGAACCAGCCGTACTGTAATCGCCGCTCGAACCAGCCGTACTGTAATCGCCGCTCGAACCAGCCGTACTGGAATCGCCGCTCGAAAAATGTGCTTTGCCCTTCACCCGATTAAAAACGGCATTCACCGTAGCTTTTACCAGTCCTGCAAAATTCATCTCACCTTTTACCGTCAGCTCAGTGCAGGCCAGCTTACTGTCCTCTCCGCTTTTATCCACGTTCCCGCCACACTCGACCTCAAAAAAGCGCGGGCCATCCCTCAACGGGTAGTAGTGCAGCACATCCAGCGGGTTCTCGCAGGCGTGCATACCAGCATTGCAGCAGTCAGCCTTGTCCTCATGGTAGGTCTTGCCCACCTCATACTGCTTGCCACGGCACTGCATATTTTTGTCCATGGCCTTGTAGGCGATGATCTTCTCACTCATGGGTGGTGTCCTCCTTTCCATCAATGTCGCAGCACAACATTGGACGAATGAACCAGATAGGTCACGCCGTCAATCTTCACTTGCAGCTGGTCGCCCTCGTAATCGTCCCAACTGTCTAATCTCCCCTCGACAATCGTTCCATCAGGCATTTTCAGCTGCGCCCATGAGTAGCTATACGTCAGATCTATCACCTGCTTATTGCATCCGGCCATCAGCAAAGCGCTTGCCAATACGGACACTACGCCAACAATAATTTTTTTCATGCTCGTTTCTCCTTTTAATAAAATGTTTAATAAAACGTCTTCTCTTCGCTGTGCCGCTGCAGCTCCTGGCCTCGCTATTCCTTCGCATTTCTTCGCTTCGCCATTCCATTGCCGAGCTAGTCAACGCTTTGCCTTTGCTTCTCGTCTCAACTCAATGCCTTCGCCCAGCTCAGCCCCGCAACGCTTTGCCTTTGCTTCGCAAAACGTCGCTCTACCTCGCCTTGCCTTTGCCTTGCCTGTCTGTGCTTCTCAGTGCCGCTGCGATGCTCTGTGCATTGCCACTGCACAGCAGTTCACCTCATAGCCTTTGCCAAGCATCGCGTCGCCATGCCTCCGCGAATCAGGGCCGTCAATGCCATGCCCTTGCTCTCAGGCCTTCACCTCATAGGCGGTGTAGGTAAAGCGGCCCTTTCCGCTGTTGCGCCACTGGCCGATGCCGCGCAGAATGCCATAATCCAGCCACTCACGCACAACCTTTTCGTGGCTGTCGTCAAGGAGGATTACGTCAAACTCGCAGGTGCTGCCCGCCGGGACTTCCTCACTGTTGACCAAGCTCACGCGCTCGCCCTGTGCGGTCTGTGCGCGGAGTGGGCGCTGGCAGTCGCCGATCTCTCCGTTTGTCCGAATCGGAATCATGCGGGGCTGAACGAAGATCAGGCCGTCAATGACCTTCTTGTAAGCAGTCAGCTTGCCGCTTTCGTTCACGGCCTTCTTCTTGCCCGTCTCGGTCTTGCCGCCGATGCGGGAAAGCATACCGCAAGCATCCTTAAACATGCCTTTGATCTGGTAATCGTAAAAGATCGGATTGCCGTCCGGGTCACGCGGGAAAACGGTCATGCCCTTGTCAGCTACCGCATCAGGGCCAAGAGCCGCGACTTCATCCTCGATGGTTGCAGCATCCGGCGACTTGCTGGCGATAAACTCGCGGGCCACATTGGGGTTTGCGGGCCATGTACCCAGCACCGGCTCAATAAACGTAGCTTTCACATGCAGTTTTTTCATCTTGATAACCTCCAAAATAAGTTTGTATCCTTACGCCACGCCGTTGTTCTCGGTCTGGCGGTCGTTCTTGCGCACCGCAGCCATGCCCATGCCCATCCAGAGCAGGGACAGCTTGTCCTGCGGCTCTAAGCCGTCGAACAGCACGTTGATAAGCGTATCCGCTGCGTGTGCTCCATCTGCCGGGATGCTGTACCGCTCTGCTGCCAGATCGGTGCGGCTCTTCTTCGTCTTTGCCATAAAATCAACTCCTTCTGCGGTTGGCACCCGCGACCCTGCCCGGCTGGCTGCCTGGTGGTTTCGGCCCCTGCCACAGGGCCATCATCAGGCGGGTCATTTATCCATGAGCTTTTCCTGCTCGTCCAGCATCTTGTAGGTGATACCGGCCTCGCGCAGCTGTGTGCCGCGCCGCTTGTCCGCCTGCAAGTTGTACAGATACCGGCGTCGGCGATACGCCACGCGGGTGGCCTTCTGGGCCAGGCGCACGTCCGGGTCATCCCGGAGCAGCGCAATTTGCTGTTCTACCTCTTCGTCCGTCAGAGTGTGACGGCGGCTCTTAACTTCTTCCATGATTCAAGCCTCCTTAAACATCTTCACGCCGGCCACGGTGTAGTCCGCCGCCGGGCCCATATAACCGTAAGCAAAAGAAACGACCGGGTGCCATGCGCCATTGGCGTAGACTTGCAGTGCATCGCAATGCGTCTCGGCTTCCGCGCCGTGAATCCACTGGCCGGACCGGCGGCATCCCTTCCAGCGGAACCAGTTGTAACCCCTTGTGGGTACAACATAACTAACGCTGTCCGCATCAGCTACTTCCCGGATGCGCCTGCCCCGAGCTGCGGTCTCGTAAACGTCCATCATCCCTTAGCCCTCCAGCTCTTTCAGCAGCTCGTACAGCTCTTTAATGTGCCTCTCGTAGTACATCCCGCCCTTACGGCTCCCGCAGTAGCGGGAGTAGGAAATCTTCCAGCGGCGAATCTGCTCTTTGCAAGTAGCCACCGGGTCTGCTGCGGATTTGATTTGGTCGATGCTCATGCGCTCCATGTTTTTTGTCCTCCTGTTTGCTTGCACTTGTTGATTACATGACAAGTATAAGTCATTAAACAACATTTGTCAAGAGTATTTTTGTTGATTTCTTAAACAAAATTCATTGACTTCCATTTTGCGTTGTGCTATAATAAGGTCACGGAGGTGAGCTCCATGACAATCGGCGAACGAGTCAAGGAACTGCGGAAGCAGGTCAACTTGACGCAGCAAGCCTTTGCAGACAGACTGAACCTCAAAAGGAATACAGTTGGCAGCTACGAAGTAAACGTAGTGGAGCCCAGCGATCGAACGATTTCCGACATCTGCCGCGAGTTCAACGTCAACGAGACGTGGCTGCGGACAGGCGAAGGGGAGATGTTCAACCAGATCACCCAGTCGGAGAAGCTAGCTGCTTTTCTCGCTGACATTACGGCGAATGAAGAAGACAGCTTCAAACGGCAGTTTGTGGAAGTTCTGGCCGAGCTGGAGCCCGAAGACTGGAAATTTCTTGAGCGGATGGCGAGAAAGCTGCAAAAAAAAGAGGGAAACCCGTAAGGGTTCCCCTTCTTTTGCTACCTTGATTTATTTAATCAGCCTGCTGGCGTAAACCCAGACCAGGCGCAGCTTGCGCAGGTCTGCCCTTTCCAGCAGCTTGATAATTGCGTCAATGTAGCCTTGTCGGTCTGTGGTGTTCATTCTGATGCCTCCTATGTAATGTAAATTTAATATGTGTGAGGTGTTGCGGTATGGGCTTTTGGGATTTGATTTTCAAAAAGAAGCCTGCTGAGAAAACATCCACCAGCGTGCCGGTTGGCGATCAGGCCGCTGACAAAGAACAAAGCTCCGATGTAGACTTATCTTTTTCACGTAAATACGGCCCTGTTTACAGCAGTGAGGATTTAACCGAAGAAGAAAAAGCGGCTATTCGCAAACGAATAGAAGAACGCTATCCAAACTTTCCAAACAAGCCGTATTTGAAATGGGATGAAGTCGGTTTTAGAAACAGTCTTGACCGCGTGGCGGATGCCCTTAATATCGACATCTCAAGAGTGGATTTGCTTCCTGTTGGTTATCTGCAAACTCTTATGCGGAGAGTGCTGGATAATTTTTTGATTCTTGAGCGTGCAAAAGACATATCCATATTTTTTGACAAGATAGATTTCATCAAGCGAGATTTAAAGCAGCTTGCGGCAGCTGAAATAAATGGTGTCAAATTCAGCTACAGCCCTTCACTGCTCTTGTGGAATGTGGAAATTCACGCAAGGGAGCTTTTTGAAATCGTTTTAGAGAATTCATCCAGCGCCCAGATGGACAAAATCTGTTCTCTAAAAACAGATCGGGGCCGCATGAACTCTAACCAGCGTTGGAAAAGCTCTCTTGACTTGATTGCTCAAAATTTTAACGATGATTTGAAATCCATCATTCAAGACGAGTTCGAAAAGCTTGAAAAAGCTAGAGAAGAAATGAAAAGTGAGGTATAAATCATGAAAAGAAGAACATTTCTTGCGCTTGGTTTGACTGCGGCTTTGTCCATCCCTTTTGCCATGACTGCTTTTGCGGATGATGTAAAGTACAAAAATGGGCAGGCCGTTGAATTTTCCGGACATACCGATTTTGGCTATTTCTTTACTTATACTTCTGACAATGGGAAAGTAAACTACAAATGCTTTTCTGTTGTAAATAATGGCGAGCGCAAATATGCAGCCGTCAAAGAAGATTTGTATGATTACTTTAGAGCAGCTTTCGAAGATAAAGACCTTGCTCTTAAGGGAATGTATCGTCGAATGGCCGATGATGGCTCTCCCGTTATCGAAGCATATTGGGAAGTTCAGAGCGGCGAAAAAGGAAACAATCTATACCGTTTAGATAATTATGTTGCTCCGTTGCTTTATCATGCTGGCACGGCGCCGAATTTTAAACTTTTTGGCGAGCTTTACGACGATGTGACCGCTTCGGCTTCGGATGATGGCTCTTATTTGACGCTTGACTCGAACCCGCTCAATACCAACGGCGGCTCTATTTTCTTCAACGACCTCGGATTAGAGCATATACAATTAACAAATACCTCGCTTGGTCTTCCAGACTGGCTTTATCAAGAGATGTGCCAGACTCGCGCTTTGGATGGCAGACAGAAAGAGTCTTTTGACGACGTGACAGTCTCTTGGACCTATCATCCAGATCAGGGTCTTGAGGTTATGTACCGTGCAAATGCGTGAATGAGTTTACAACCGCATTATACAACTGTTGATTGTAAATCGTCAAGCGCGTTTAATCACGCAAAAATGCGCGAAAAATTTAGCATTTGCGCTGAATCGCTGAAATTTACGCTGACTTTTTGCTAAACACGCGCAAAATATGCGCGATATTATTCGAGGTTGCAAGGTTGTTGCAATTTTCGCAACAGGTCAGCAGCAAGCTCCCCGCCGGGCGCGTCTGCTGCGGCCTTGATCTGCCGGATGTCCCCGGCCTTGCGGGTCACGAAAAGTCGAGCCCTGGCCTGTCCCTCGGGCGACATATCCTCATAGCAGGCCAGCGCGGCGCGGATGTGAGCGCAAAACAGCTGCATCTTGTCCATCTTTAGTCCTCCCAAGGTTCAGGTGTTCGGGTCGTGCCGGTCAAAATGGTGGCAGGCATCCCGTCGATGATGGTCATTTCGTTTTCTTTGCCGTTTCTTTGCTCGAAATCCATTTTATTTCACCTCTGTTTTTGTTCAATTTGTCCAACTTGTTTTAGATTTTACCATTTTATGGGAAAACTTGAAGGACTTCTGTTCTGTCGAGTGGCATGGGTTTTCCCCATGTCACTTTTTGTTTTTATGGCATGGAAATTTGTGAGGTTATAATTGATGAGCTACTTTACTGCGGAAAAGCTTGGTGTCGCACTGGCGCGGGCCAGAGTTGCGGCAGGCTTGAGCCAAGTCGAGATGGCCCGCCGTATCAACAAGGGAAAGGCTACGGTCCAGAGCTGGGAGTGTGGGGCGTCCAGCCCACCGGCTGACAAGATAATGGACTGGTTCGAGGCTTGCGGGACTTCTCCGCTCCCCGCCATGCAAGAAATGCTGCACCCAGAGCTTTACAAAGAACCCATACAGCGCAAATCAGACGAAGAGCTGGATGAGATGCTTACGGGATACTTTCGCACAGCGCCGCGAATTGTAAAAGAGATGGTGCTATTTATCCTTTTGGGCCGACATGGCAGCTATCCACCGGCGGTGTTTGCTGAGGTGTGCGCAAACCTGCACACTCCCTTGCAAAACAAGGTATCCGTCTGCGGCCAAATACTGGACAACTACGGGTTCGCCGTGGCTACAGGGACAGACCCGATTCCGTGGGAAGTCCAGCCTCCGGTGAGTCTGCTGCAGTCGGCATACCAGGCAGGAAAAGAGGCCGCGAAGAGCGGCGAGGCCGACTATACCGCAAAGCGAGGTGAAGAGCTTTGAAGTGCATTCGCGCCTGCTGCCGTCGGGAAATACCGGACGATGCATCTTTTTGCCCCTACTGCGGCAAGAAGCAACCCGAAGCAGCCCCGCAGCAAAGAAAAAAGCGCCGCCGCCCAAAGGGCAGCGGCAGTGTATATAAGTTGAGCGGGACGAGGTCAAAGCCGTATGTGGCCCTGACAGCCAAGCGAGACGTTCTGGGGACGTTTGCGACGCCGGGCGAAGCAGTACAAGCGCTGGACGCTTACAACGCCCAGAACACCCCCGCAGCGCGTCTGAAATGCACTTTTGCGGATGCCTACGCCCAATGGAAAGCGCAGCCCAAGTTTGACAAGCTCAGCACTGACATGAAAAAGGGTTATGAGCTGGCCTATGCAAAGGCTGCACCGCTGTATGACCGACAGCTCCGGGACTTAAAAGCCGCAGACTATCAACAAGTGATTGACCAGATGGTGGAAAAGGGCCTCTCCCGCAGCTCCTGCGAAAAGCAGCGCACACTTTTCAGCCAGATCTGCGAGTGGGCAATGGCTCAGGACATCATAAACAAAAACTATGCCATGCTCTTGCAGCTCCCGGCGGCTACAGGCAAGGCAGAGCGCACATTGACCGCTCAAGAGATAGAGCAGATAAGCAGCCGACAAGACGACCCGAAGCTTGGGCAGACAGCACAAATCGCAATGGTGCTGCTCTACACTGGTATGCGTATCGATGAGCTGCTCTCCATGCGCTGCGACGATGTGCATCTAAAAGAGCGGTATATGCAGGGCGGCGAGAAGACTGAGGCGGGCAAAAACCGCATTATCCCCATCCTTGAGCCCGTTTACAAGATCATTGCCTTTTGGATGCTGGACAGCGGCTGTGAATGGCTGATACCTTCCAAAGCCGGTACAAAGCTGGACAAGCGCAACGTGGCTACAAAGTTTCGGGCCTTGATGCAGGAGTGCCATATAGAGGGAGTGCATCCGCATACGCTGCGCCACACGGCCAGCAGCAAGATGGTGGAGTGCGGCCTGGAAAAGACTGCCGTGCAGGCCATCTTGGGTCACAAAAATTTCTCCACCACGGCCAACAAGTACGTCTCCCACAATGACCCGGATTATCTGTTGCGGGAAATGCGAAAGATGAAGTATTGATTTGTTAGATTGTTTGTTAGATTGTTACGTTCATTCAGAAGATTTCAAGGTATTTCGAGCAAAAAGAAAAACGCACGGACGATTCATTTTATCGTTCGTGCGTTTATTTTTGGAGCTGGTGACAGGAGTTGAACCTGCAACCCACTGATTACAAATCAGTTTTATTTTACCATTTATCGATAAAAATTCAAAATTTGTTAGTCTTACGTTAGCTTATTAAACTTAAAAATTCAGCTTTTCAAGTTTTGGCTGCATGTAAAAATAACACATTTTGTGTCGTTTTACAATGCGGCTATTTTCCGCATGACCAACTCATACTCTTTCGGGTATGCAAGCTTTATGGCGCTCATGTGCTCATCAAGCACTTCCATCAACCCTCCAAAGGGCGCGGCGCTGGCCGCTTCCACGAACTCGCTTTGCGGATTTGCTTTTGTGGAGTATGCCGCCGGGTACGACGTGGGAGGCAGCGCTTGAGTCTGCATTTCTGCCGGCGCCTGCTTTTCTTCCAGCTCATTTCTCACAGTGCAGAGGGCGGCAAGCTTCTCCACGCTCTGCCAGTCGGTCGAGCCGCATTTAAGCTTGTGGATGTGGTCATTGATCTCGTCGATGTCCATACTTGCCACCCTCCTCACTTATGCATTGCGCAGAATGTCCGCCGCGCGTTTGTAAGCGTCTCGCTCTGCGCCGGTGGCGTCCTGCATCATGTCCTCGATGTCAGAGATCATGCGCTCACGGCCATCCGTGCGGGAGTAGTGTCCGCGCACATAGTGACGGCCACGGTTGGCGTAGCTGTTGCCCCGGTTGTAACCGTTTCCAGCGTCGCGGTTGAAGGATCCACGCATGTCAGCTTCCCACTCGCCTGCACGGCTATACTCGCCGCCCTTGCAGTAATCCTCAATGCGGTGGATGTCCAGAATGATGTCCACGATCTCGCCGATCATCTCAACATCGCCCGGGGATCGGTTCTTTTTGTCGGTCAGCTCCATGAGCTCGTCGCACATTTCATCCTTCAGGTGATTCAGTTTATCCAGCATGACTTATCTCCTTTCTTACGCTACCCGCTCAACGATCAGATTACTGTTTGCAATGCTGACTGCCTGCGTACTGGTGTTTTTAACCGCCACGGTGACGCAGCAGCCGCGCGGCACCTCGATGAAAGCGGCCACGAAAACGTTGAAGTAATTTTCGACTGCCGCCGGGGTGACAATCGCGGTCGCGCTGGTCAGCGACTCACCGCCGACAGCCAGCGCCACGGAAATGGGCCCCACAGTGCCGCCGGTGGGGATGGCGATATTGCCGCCAAAGCTTACCTTGAAGCGGGCCCTGCACTGCCCGCTGGTCATGCCGCGAAGTGTCACAAGGCCGCTTCCCTCACGGTGCACGATGCAGGCAGGGGCTTTCACTGCGGTCTCGGTCAGGGGAAGGTTTTCGCCCGCCGCCACGATGACGATGTTGGAGTTGCTAAATTCAGCCATTTTATCGGCTCCTTTCATAGAAAAACGCCGGGACTACTGCCCCGGCGCTCTGGTTCGCAAAATCAGCTCAGGGGCTGAACATTTTGATGTGGGCATTTCCATTTTGGAAACAACCACTCAAAAAGCTGTCGTGATTCAGTTATGCGCAGCTGCCGCAGCCACAACCGGTGCCACAGTTACCGTACTGGTAAGGTGCAGGAACCGGGAATGCGGGTACGGGACGCGGATTGTAGTAGGCCAGCTGACCGCTCATGTAGGCCTTGAGCGTTTCGTTCTGGGCTGCCTGAGATGCCGCAAGCTGTGCTGCAAACAGCTGCTGACCCTGCTCAGCGATCTTTGCGTCCTTTGCCTCGATGCGCTGTGCGGTCAGGGCGTCAAGAATGGCGCGGGCGTTCTGGTTCTGGTTGTCGATGATGTCCCGGGTGGTGTTCTGCACCGTGTTCCGGGTCTCGCAGGACTGGGTGGCCAAATTGTAGTTGACGCCCTGAATGGCAGAGCGGTTCTCGCAGCTGCATCTGCATGGCAAACAGCTGCTGCATGAACGCCGCCTGCTGGTTTGCGCGGCTGACCTCGGCAGACATAAAGCCGTTGTTTACGGTCTGCTGCACGCCGTTGACAAGCTGCGCCTGCTGGTAGAAGCCATCACACATGCCGTTGTTGATACCATCCATCTTGCGCTCGACGTTGGCAAAATCGGAGGTCAGGACGTAGCCGTCCACGACACCGGCACCAGTGTTGCCATTGCCGCCCCAGTTGCCGCCCCAGCCGCCGCAGAAGGCGAACAGGAACAAGATGATGATCCACCATGCGCCATCATTGCCAAAGCCAAAGCCGTTGCCGCCGTTGGTGTTTGCGGGCTGAACAGGCATGGTCAGAACCGCAGAATCGGAAGAAAGAGACATTTTTGTACTCCTTTCGTGTGTTTTGAATGATTTTTATGCTTGAACCGTGGCCACGGTTACGACTTAGTAAGGCAAAAGCTGCTGGAACTGCTGCGCCATCGCCTGAAGCTGGTTCAGCTGCTCCTGCGACATCTTGCCTGATTGCAAGAGCTTCTGCACCTCTGCTTTGGGGTTGCCCTGAAAGTTGGCCTTGAACTGCTGGAACTGCTGCATCATCTGTCCGAACTGGCCCATAGGGCCGGACATAGCAGGCATACCGCCGCTCAGAACATTAAAAAGAGGGTTTGCCATAATTACTTGACCTCCATTTCAGGTTTTGTGGGCTCTTGCTTTTCCAGCGCCGCACAGCGGGCTGCCAGAGCGTCAAACTCTGCTCGGGTGACAAACTCCCCACCGGGCTGCTGCGCCGTCTGAGGGGGCATTTTTGTCGCCGTGGTGCGTTCCTTGTAGTCAAAGACGCGGAGAGGCAGTGGCATCCCGCTGGCGTCGGTGCTCTTGATGTAAAAAGCGCTGTTTTCACTGTCCATCAGCAGTACGCTGTTGCCTGCGGCGACCATATAGGCTTTTGCGCCCTCTTCTCCCTGCACCCAGATGATGGAGGGCGTAACCTGTGCTGTCTGGGCTGTCGGCTGCTGCATCATGGGAGACTGATAGCCTGCCCCCTGCCTGAGTTGAGCGAGGTTGTCCGGCATTGGCTGGCCGTAGTATGTCGGCATCTGATACGCATACGGATTGTAAGGCATCGTTTACTCCTCCTTATACCAGTAGTAGATCGGGCATTCCGCGCCACTGTCCCAGCTGTCCCACCACGCGCCGTCGATCACGGCCAGAACGTGGCCGGAGCAGCCCAGTACATACACGCCACGCGGGTACTCCCGGGCAAAATCTGCCACGGTGTAACAGGTGGCGCAGTCCGCCTCCACCATGCGGCGCTTGTAACCCTGCTTTTGGAGGTATGCGCCCCATGTGCGGTTGGCGCTGGGCATATCGCCGAGGGCGTAACCAGTGAGCGCAAGGCTGATATAAGCTTGCTCCCAGCTCCGGCCGGTTGCCGCTGCTACCGCCCGCACAGCACAGTCTCCGACGCTGCTCCCGTGGGGGTTAGGGTTAAACTTGTGCCACATGGCGCTTTCCTCCCTTTGCGCTCAGTTTACCTTTTTAAGGAGAGTTAAGAGGCAACGAACGCACAACGAAGGACAAATATAATTTTTCCTTTGAAAAGCGTTGACATATGACGTCATATGTGATACAATAAGGGTGTCAAGAGAACCACTTAAACATCAGGAGGTAACAAACCATGAAAAGCCGCGAAATTATTGCCGATTACAGAGAATCCCTTAAAACCGTAAAATCCAATAAGGCTTTTACTCCGTGGGCAAGCCACAATGAAAAAATCAAGCTCGTCCGCGGCTTGGCAGCAAGGAAGAACAAGCAAATCAACACTCTCAAAAAGCACCCGCAGGCAAAAGGTTACGAGGTTTATAGCTCTGCCGCAGCGGACATGATGAAAATGCTGAACGGGTTCATCTGATTTGGAGGATTAAATCATGGATGTGCTTTTTTCCTCAGTCGTGCGGCTCAGCGAGCAAGAACTGAGCCTTAAAGAAATCAGCAAGCGTCTCCATATCAGCGAGCAAAAAGTCCGAAAAATCCTTATTACGGCAGGTGTGTGGTCAAGCGAAACCTCTAAAAAAATCAGTTCTCTCGTCGAAAGCGGAAAATCTTTGGACGAAATCCAGGCCGTCACCGGCCTTACTCGAAATGCGGTGTTGTCGTATCTCCCTTACGAAAGGGGGATGCAGAACGCCGAATACCCCACCGTCAACGCTCTCAGAATCCGAAAATGCCGTCAAAGCAAAAAGAAAGGAGAAGCAAATGGAGAAATTTGACCAAATCGCATACATCAGCGCTTACAATGAGGCTACTTATGACCGCCTGACTCTGCGCATTCCCAAGGGCCAGAAAAAGGTCATACAAGATAGAGCCGCCGAAAAGGGGATGAGCGTAAACGCTTATATTGCAGCTCTGATAAAAAAAGACTGCCACGAGTGAGTTAAATTTAATCAATATAAGAGCCGCACAGCGGCAGGAGGTCAATTATGTCTAATAACAATTATATCCCGGAGATTGTCATCAATGCCGTTATCGCCCATAAGGGCAACAAACAAGTCTGCTTTGGCGTTGTCAGCTCCGTCAGCAATAACGTCAGCTCCAACATCGGAGGCGTGGACATCATCACCAAAAACGGTTACACCGGAGTATATGAGCCGGTCGGCGTCCCTTATCGTAAGGCCGTAACCATCGAGCTGCCGGAGGGCGTCCACTACGGCTATTACGCGCCTGCCCCTAACTGTAGTCATTGCATCGGATACTATGCCGACTACAAGAGCAAGGACGGCAACGGCTGCATGGTGTACGTCTCTTGCAATCCTCAGCAAGGCGACACCATAAGCAAACCGGAAGCTCCTGGCAGTATCGCAACAATCCCGGAGCACGATTACAACAGCGCCATTGACCGCACCATTGCAGCAGGGTTTACAATGTCCGTGCCTCAGCCGGACGGCTCCCGCAAAATCGTCCCCGTCAAGGTGCTGGCCGTCACCGAGCTGTACGGAGACCGCCACCCCGGCTATAACGCATGATAGGTGATCTCCAGTAGCCTTAAAATCAAAAACCCCCGATGCTCCAAACGGAACACCGGGGGATTTTACGTCTCACGCTGGATGCGCGGGAGACTTGCCAGTTGTACAAATATCCACCCTGTTGTGCTTCTTCAAGAAGCCGGGTGGATTTGTTGGTATTATTTTACAACACATCCAGCATTTTGTCAATGCCTTTTAGCCGGTAGCCTACCGCCGTCCGACTGTAATGTGTCTGTGCCGCAATGTCCGGCAGCGGGAGCCGCTCAACGTACCGCAGTAAGGCTATCTTACGGTCTACCCTCCCAAGCGGTGCGTTTTTGATGGTTTTGGCCATCTGCTGTCGGTCAAGTCCTTGCAGGCACAGTGGCAGCACTACGCGAGCCGCCGCCACAGGCAGCACCGAGCCGGAAGGGCTGCGGCAGCTGTCCGGCGTTGCGCACCATTACAGGGACGTTACCGAGATGGCATGTTTTCGTGATGTCACGAAATTGCTCTTGTGCGGCGCACATTTTGTTGACGTCAACAAAATGCTCGTATGTAGTGCTTACCATGATATACTCCTTTCAGCGAGAAATAAGCGGGATAACCCAAAATGGGAAGAAAATGCACCAGTATAAAAACCGGGTTTTGAGGGGAACTGCAAGATTTTCTTTTCCGATGGATTTGCAATCGCTTCTCCAGATAAAGAAGAAAGGTGTAAAAAGCAAAAGCTGTCCAAAAACAGCAACAATTTCTGCAACAAAAAATGTTTTCGGATTCACGGCGCACTCCTTACTGCTTTTGCAGCGCTGCTCTTGCCCGGTCAAAGAAAAATTGAATCACGGTGCCGATGGTCTCATCGGTGATGGCCCAGCTGATAAGCCTGCCGTATTTGCTGGTACTCAGGGCAGCCCGAAGCATCTTGACGACCCACGCCTTACGCTCTGCGCCGCGCTTAGTCCCCTGAATCTCCTGCTCTGCCTGCTCGATGAGATCGAGCACCAGCGGCTTTACCGCTGCGCCATAGCCCAGCCGGATGCAGCCCAGGGCGTAAAAGATAAAGCCGCCCAGCATGAGCACGAGGGCCACCGGAGTAGGAATGACGCCCAAAATGTTATTGATTGTTGCCATATATTACTCTCCTCTCTCTTTTTCAAGGTCTGCAATGCGGTGGTTTGCTACCTTCATTTGTTCTTCAAGCACCGGGATGCGCTGGGCAAAATCGTTGTGTGTCCGGACTTCCCGGGTCAGCTCGTCCAGCTTAGTGTCGGTAATGGCCTGCTGTTTTTCTAGTTTGGCGTCCATGTTTTGAGCGGCCCTGCTGTTAGAGATAAGCACGCCGATCAGGCTCAGGCCGCCAGTGATGAGTGCTACGATGATCGCGTCGCTCATGCGCCCTCCCGGAGACGGGTCAGGCCCTTCTTGCGGATGATGCGGGGGTAGTTGATCTCTGTCACGTTGAGATCAACGTTGCCGGAAATGCCCGGCACAGAGCCGCTGCTTGTGTGCTGGTGGGCGTTGTACTTGAACCGTACCTTCGGGGCTTTGCCCGTGTAGTCTGCCAGCCACACATCCCATCGCCCGGCCAGTCTCGCCATATCCAGATGAGCGTTGGCAAAGCTGGTGTAGGTATAGAGCTGGGCGTAGAACCCCATCTTCTCGATCTGCTCCAGATGATAGGCCGCCAGATTCGACAGGTCTCCATAGGGCATCCCGATAAGATGGCTTGATTCCAGATCCACCGCCACCGGCATAGTCATCTCTTTCCCGGTCAGGGCTCTCCGCAGCACGGCAAGCTCCCGGTCTGCCTGCTCCTCACTGAAGGCGTTGGTGTAGTAGTAGGCCCCTACATCCAGCCCGACCGCCTTTGCGTTGGCATAGTTTTCCTCGAAAGTAGTGTCGATGTAGGGTTTGTAGTCACTGCTTCCCACGGCCCGGAGCATCACGCCCTTGTAGCCTGCCTCCTTGATAGCCTGCCAGCCTTCCATTTTGATTTTTCCCTGCCACCGGCTTATATCCAGATAGCGATAGGGCAGGTCTCCCTCCCAGCCGGGAGGAGCAGCGCTCTGGGTGTCCACCGTGGACACCGGGTCAGAGGTAGAGACATCTGCTGCCCGAGAAAGGGCGGAAAAGAGAGAAGCGAGGAAGTTGAGGATGGTGTGCAGCATTTTGAGACTCCTTTTTGTTTTTAAGGTTAGATAAAGCTTCCTTTAACTGCCAAGCTCAAGCATTTTTGCTTTGATGATTGGTGCATAAAACCTGTTATACCCTTCACCGGTTAAGTGAGTTCCGTTACCTCCACTTGTTTCGCCTTGTTTATCATAGCTGTATTTTTTTCTAAGATTGTCAAAATAGCAGTTAACTTGGCCGTCGTTATATATGTCAATAAATGGGACAGCCCATTTTTTACAGCACTCACGCACAGCTTTTTGAAGCGTTTCTTGCGCACTATATTCGCGTGAAGGTGTTTTATGACAGCACACAAAAATCATGTTAGTATTGGTGTACTTAGTCCTAATAGTATATAGCAAATGCTCAAAAGCCCCGTAAAATGTTTTAATATCAAGACTACTCGCATCGAAAGAGCCGGATAGAGCACCCAAATTTGTCGTATAATTAGGAAGTAGCGAATCGTCATTCATTAGCCCGTCAAAAATTACAAAATCGGGTGATGTATTAGAAGCATTTGTGACCTGATTTTCAATGTTATACAGGCCCGTCGAGCCAAGAATAGTTGCGCCGTTTACCGCATATTTTGTTAGTGACATTCCTTCTTTAGTGCAAAGTCCATCCAGAATTCCTTCCCCCGATAAATGGCCATACATCAAAGAATCACCAAAATTATAAACAGTTTTTCCATATAATTTACTATTGATAGTGAGGGGTGTGTTGATTAAGCCGAACAGCGAAAAATTTGTGTCCTCGTTAAAGCTGAAACGGTGATAATACTCTTTTTTTAGAAGAAGCGGAAAAGACACACCATGAATATAAGATTTATGCAGGTCATTGATGTCGCTGCTGTTAAATTCGCCGTATCTAATGCCACTGCCGTTGGCAGACACTATTACGTCATAGTCAAATTTAATAGCTGTCGTTATCCGGTATTGCGGGTTATACGCCACCGAATTTGCCAATATTACGTATGTGCCATCGCTGTCTGATTGATTGATAAGTCCTTTTTTTCCAGAGAGTATAAAGTTATTAAGGCTGTCGGTTTCTGCTGTGACTGCATTTTGTGACATTGGTTTTTTATTGTCATTACCAGTAGTTTGGTGTAGCGTATTTACAGTGTAGTATGGCGTATTATAAAAAGGCACGTTAGAAAAATCATTTGTTGTGGAGATTGCAATGTCACCTGATTTACGGAATGTAAAAGCAAGTATGCCAGTAATAGGAGAAATATATTCGTTTGGTTGATTTTCAGCCAGAAGTGTTTTTTCCTTGTAATTTGAGATATATCGTGCATTAGAAAACAGGTAAAACTTTTGGCCTTCATTTGCGTTAACCAAGAAATATAAGTATTTAGCGTCTGGGTAACCGCCATTTGTGAAGTACCCTTCGTGCATTTCGCTGGTAATAGCTAAATTACTGTTAATAGTTTCATTGGTATTTAGCTTGCTTTGAATATCTTCCTTTAGCTGCTTCACGCTCCCATCAAGCTCCGTATAGCTCTCCGGGATCGTCTTGAGCGTCTCTGCGGCTTTGGCGTCGATGTCATTAGATAGCTGTTCTTTGACAGATGCTGCATTTGATTCGATGGCGTTTTTTGCATCTTCGGCGGTCTTGTCGATGGCCTCTTTGGCCGCTTCGGCTGTTGCGTCCATATCTGCCTTTGCGTTTTCGGAAATCTGCCCACAGTACTCCAAACCATCTGCAATACTGCTGCGCACCTCTCTACCTAAAACAGCTGTTCGAATTTTCTTGATGATTTCCGTGAGGTTCGTTTCCATATCTTTCCTCCTTTACTGTGCTGACGTTTTGCTTGTAGTGGGTATCGGATTGCCGTTGAGGTATCCCATGGAGCTTAAAGCGATACTGTACGCCATAGACGCTTTGTGGCTGCTGAGGGCCTGCAGGTCTGAGATAGAGTAAAAACTCGTCCCAAACGTAAACTTTTTCTTGTCGGGCGCGTCCAGCGGCTCGACAACTTTGGTAAGCACCAGCCATGTATCGAGTCCGTGGGGCTTTGAGAGGATGTGAGTCTTCTTCATCCAGCCCAGCCGCTCAGTGTCGATGCCGGCGTCTCGCAAGTCCACGGCGCTTATCTCCATGCCATCCAGATACCGCAGATTTTTAGACAGCTCCTCATTTGCGGCGTCCAGCAGCTTTTGCCTTGTAATCGACTTGCCGTCGATAACGATGACCCGGGTGATAATGCCATAGACGCTTTGTGCCGCTCTGTCGTTGGCCGTCTCCTGGATGGTTTTGGTGCTCTTAAAAATCCACCAGCCTTTTTTCTGGTAGCCTACCGCGATGACCCGGGTGACGATGTCATCGGCCTTGACATAGTTATTGAGGTCCAGCATATTTACGCCAAACTCGACCGTCTGCGTGTTGCTCTCCGCTACGTCAGCAAGATAGTCCAGATACCGCGTTTTACCGTCGTCTGAGTATCGCATGACAAAGTAGCCGCCGTACACGTCCGTCAGCTCAGATTGCAGGATGTCCCACGTCTTGCCAAAGTTTTTGCCGCCGCCGAAGCTTAGGGCCTCATTGGTGGAGGTGTCAAAGTCGTGCAGATAGTAGCCCTTGCAGGTCGACCAGCTTCCTGTGCTGGAATTGCCGCGCTGAATCGCTCCGTCATCGCCCAGCCGCCAGTTTGTCAGCGGGGTGGTGCCGAGCTCGTAAATGTACTTAGAGCCATGAGCCGTCACGGTCACAGCGTAAAAGCTGCCGTTTTTGTAGGCTATGTTTCGCTCCACCGTAAATGACTTGCCGCCTTGGCCTTCATACTCAGAGACAACGCGTATCGCATTACCTCTGTTAATATACTCCCCGGCTGAAACGGTGTAGTTTACTATATCGCATATCCGCCTTTTATCAGCATCCACAAGGAAATAATCATTGCTGCCGTCGTCGTCTTTCTCAGAATCCACTTTGCAACCTCTCATGTAGACCGTCTGGAAAGACTCCTGTGGGCCATCTGCAAAAACAGTGACATCGCCCACCGTAAAAGCTTTGTATTTGTCGGTCTGGCTGTTGTGATTGCGGATGACATTTTCCAAAAATTCCCGGATGCTGATATTTGGGTATTGATAAGGGGTGAGCGCGGTATCATTGAGATATGCGAGCTCACCCTCGCAGTACACTTTTTGTCTCAGATAAAAATCCATGTCGTGGCTCATGACCCGCCCGTGCCAGATGGGCGTACCGTCCTGCTCTACCTCCACAATGGTCTTGAGCTTTTGTAGCGCCGAGTGGGCAACATTGCCCAGCGGGAGCGTAAACTCAAAACTGCCAGCCTTACCGGCCTCACGGGTGAGAGTCGGGGAGATGAGCAGCGTAGCCGTAGTGCGCAGGTCTTCGCCAGTCGGGTCATAGATGCAGGCTCTGGTGTCCCATACGCCTACGGCGGTCTGGGTGCCTGCATAGACTTTGTAACTCACAGACTTTTTACCTCCGTTGCCGTATCATAAATAGTGTCTGTCTCAAAGTTAAAGGGGTCCCACTCCCAGTCAGCACCCGCCTCAGCGGTGAGGCTGACTTTGTATGGGTTGCAGATGCCGGAGATGGTAAAGACATTCTCCCACCGGTCGCGGCTCTGGGGGGTCACTGTCCAGTAGCCCTCCCAGTACCACGACGGGTCATCATCAAAGATGCAGCGCAGCCACTGTCCCTGCAAAGCGTTTTCGAGGGCGCTCTGGATGCTGGGCCAAAGCTTTTTTGGCTTGACGCACTTGAGGGTGATAGTTATCTTGCGCTGGGTGTAATGGACTTTGCCGTCCAGGGATTTGGAGAGGTCCAAAATGCGGTCGCTAAACGGCACCTTTATAAGTAGGCTCTGGTCCGGTTCTGCCGGGCCGACGGTCGTACCGCCCACCACGATGTAAAGCCCCCAGTCTTTGAGGGTGTGGTAATCGCCCAGCTGGACGCCCTGTAAAGCTGCCATTTAACCACCTCTTGCTTTCCGGGCCGCGCGGATGCCCAAATCTCCATCAATGCCGTTGGTGAGTGTCGGTTGCATTGCACCTGCAAGAGCCTGCACACCGTTAGCGTCGATGACCAGCGTACCAGTGCCGATAGCCGGGAGGTGCTCATCCAGCGAGTTGGAGATGCGCTGCAACACGCTGAGCTGCTGCTTGCCGGTGGTGTCCTGCTGACTGCCAGCAAACGGAGACGCGGTGACGCTGCTGTAGCGGTTGAGCTGGTCGGCGCGGGCCGAGAACTCTGCCAGAGAGTCATACACCGGCGTTGTGCCGTAGGGGCTCTTGTAGTTGTTGGTGACGTCGTTATCGCGGCTGCTGCGCCACTTGGCAAACGCTGCGCCGCCCACAAGGGCTGTCAGGCCGAGGATAGCAGCCACCACGGGGTTTGCGATGATAAAGCCCACAATGCCGCTGAGAGCTTTTGTAATGACGCCCGCCATGCCCGAAAAGTTTCCGGCGATGCCCGCCAGCTTGGCACCCATGCCGCCGGACTCGCCCAGCCCGTTTATGACCTGAGAGAGGCCCTGCACGGCCACTTTTGCGTCGTTGGCGTCCGAGGTAATGCCATCGGTGAGCAGCTTGTGGAGCGTATCTTTCAGGCCGCTCATACCGCCGCCGGAATAGCTGTCGTTGATAGCCGTGAGGGCGTCCGAAAACCATTTTGAGATGATGTTGCGCTGCTCTTGCGTGACCTCGCCCCAAATCAGCTTTGCGAAGTCGGTGGCAAGGCTCGTCCAGTTGCCGTTTTTGAGGTCGGTGAGCACACTTTGGAGCGTCCCCATGATGCCGTTTTGCCATTTGGTCTTTGCCTCGCTGAGATTTTTGTCAATACGAGACTGCATCTCAGAGACAGACAAAACCACATTGTCGCAGGTCTGGTTGACCGTGGTGGTGATTTTGCCATCGGCATCGGTCACGTTTTTTGTGACCTTTCTAATAGTCTTTTCGACGCCGTCCACTACCTCAGTCCACGAGTCGGTGATAGTCTGCACCGTCTCTTTGGTGGTGCCTTTGAGCTGCTTAGTGGTGCCGTCATAGACGTTGTAGGTGTTGTCGGCAGTCTCTGTTACGCGCTGGATGCTGCCAACGATGTTGCCAGTACCAGCAAGTATCTCCTGAGAGGTCTCCTTGATGGTATCGGCCAGCTTTTTGGTATCAGCGGCGACGTGCTTTTGGGTTGGAGTCTCGGTCTTGGTTTTGGTCGGGGTGGGCGAAGCGGTAATAGAGCTTTTGCTTTTGCCAGAAGGCTTTGCAGGCACCCAGCCGTCATTCTCGTCCCACACCATCCCAGCGTGAGATTCATCCCAGTCCTTTTCCCCCTGTTTTGTTGTCTGGTCAGCGTTAAATGCATTCCAGTACACAGCATCCCAGTCGCCACTAAAAAGCGAAATTTCGCCTTTTCTAAAGGAATCGGCAACAGCTTTCAGGCCCACAAGCGAGGACTTTGCCTTGTCGATCACACCGGAAAGTCCGGTTATCTCTCCGATAAGGCCCGTCCATCCGTCGGTTTTGTAGGCTTCCTGCGCGGCCACCGTCATATCATTAAGATTTGAGATGACCATTCCGATGCCGTTGGACAAATCGCCGGTCATAAGGCCAGCCAACTGGCTCACGTTATCTTTCAACGTGGATACCCGGCCATTCATGGTCTGGCTCTGGGTGTCCATGGCGTTGTAGTAGCGCCCGCCCTCTTCGCTGGCCGCAATAAGGGCCTCAGAAAGCAGGTCGTAGCTGATCGTCATGTTCTGGACATCCTGCACCGATTTGCCGGTGTAGTCGGCCAAAACCTGATAGATGTTGATGCCAGCATAGGCAAACTGCTTGATGTCGATAGCGGACGCTTTGCCCACGTTGGCGATCTGCTGCAAGTTTGCCGCCATGCGGGACAGCTCCACATTGCCGCCGCCGGTGGCCGAGACAGCATCACCCAGTGCCATAATGAGCTTACGGGAATACCCGGCATTTTCACCGGCGCTGATAAGCAGCTGGTTTGCCTCGGTAAGCGATGCCACATCAAAAGGCGTGCGGGCGGCGTCCTCCTGAATGGCTTTCATGGCCTCGTTCGCGGCCTCTGCGCTGCCCAGCATATTGGTAAAGCCGGTGGTGTATTTCTCGATTTGAGCGTTGTACTCGATGCCTGTCTGGACAAATCCCACAGCAGCATCAAGCGCTTTGCTTGCCAAAGTGGTCAAAACATTGCCCAGAATCTGCCCTTTTGCAATAGAGCCTGCAAGGCCGCTTTCGGTATTTCGGGTCGAGTCACCGAAGTTTTTCATGTAGGTGCTGGCATTGTTCAGCGCCTGCTGTACCTCGGCCAAATGCGTACGCTCGGCTTGCAGCTGAGTCAAAAGAGCTCTGGTCTCTTTCGACGTCTCACCGGTGGCTTTGGCCTGCTCATTGTACTTTTGAGCGGTCTCATTGACCCGCTTTTGCAGGTCTGTGTACTCTTTGGTGAGAGACCCCACCATTGTCTTTGTGGAGGCTTTGGTCTGCTCAATGCTCTGCTGATACGCCGACGTATCAAGGCCGACTGTAGCCATCAATTCAAAGAGCTTCAGGTTTCTTCACCTCCATTCAAGCCGTTTTTGATTCTTTGTATCACTTCTTCGGCGCTTTGCTGTGGCTCTGAGGGGTGGGGGGCAATGATTCCTGCCACCCGGTCAGCCCAGCGCTCTTCTACTCCTGCAAAGCTTGCCAGCGTGTCCGTCATGTATGCTCGGTAGCTCAAAGCAATAGCCTCTTGCCGCCGGGTGTTCATAATGTGCTGGACGATGTAGGGCTTGCCGATGAGCCGCAGCATATCGAGCCGAATGGACGAAGTCAGGCGTCGATACTCGTCTGGCCCAGCTTCGCCAACGATAACAAAAAATCCAGCACGTCCTTGTCCTCGATGGTGGCAGTGATAACGCGCAGGGTCTTAAAGGGCGTCATGGTCTCTGGCTTGCCGTCCTTGTCCACGTCCGGCTCATAGAGCAGCGGAAGCAGCTTGGCGGTAGCCTCAGCGTTCTCAAAGAGCAGGCTTTTTGCCATTGCCTTGAGGTTTTTTCGGCTCTGCTCTTCCCTCTTCTGCTTCTTTTCCTCTTCGGTCTCGCTGCCGTTGAAAACCGGCATGACCTTGCGCAGCTCCATGACTTTGGTCTTGGTCAGCAGGTCAGACACCGCGTCAGCGATGAGCCAGCAGCGGCGCAGGAATTCGGTTTCGTCCATCTGGTTCAGGGTTTTCATGTTGTAACCTCCTTATGCTGCGGCCTTGGGGCTGTAGTACCACTCCATAGGCACCACGTCACTGCCCAGACGGGGGCAGCCGGTCAGGGTGACTGCAATGTTGCCCTTGCCCTTGTCGGTCGTCTTCAGGGTCAAACCGCCGGTGGACAGTGCATTCATCAGCCGGACTGCAACCATACCGCCATCCAGCGTGTCTCCAACCCACCAGATGTCCTTGAAGTCGCCGGTGCTGGCGGCGGGATTCAGCGTCATGCGGGGCGTGACCTTCTTGTCACTCACATCCGCAGCGCCCATCGCCAGCTTGATAACGTCCGTTGTGGCATTCAGGGCCGTAAAAGCCAGCGTGCAGTCGTAGCTCTCGATCTGCATCAGCTCTGCGGTGTTCTTCTGGGCGTTGTCCACGTCTTCGCCAAGATCGGTGAAGTTCGCCTTGCAGGTCGCGGTGATGCCGCCGGTCGTGGCAGTGATAATGTCTGCGTCCTGAACTTCGGTCTCGCCGGTTACATCAAACTTGTTGACCACGATGCCTGCGTTGAACTGCATGGATTCGAACGCTTTCTGCGAAATTTTGGAAAATTTTCTTGTCATATTGCTCCTTTACTCACGGTATAAACCGTGTGAGTTCAAAATTGAGGTATTCGCACAGATAGCCCTCGGGCGGGTTGTCAAGCGGCTGCGCCCACGGGACGCCTTTGTGCAAAAGAATAGCGCCGCCCTCGCATTCAATGGTCAAACCATCTGCAAGGGCTGCGCTTATCCTGTCTTCGGTCTGCAAAATAGGCGCCCGGCCTTTGGCACTCGGATACCAAAGCCGGGAGTGGAAGGTGCTGGACTCATTCCAGCCGCCGGGGATTGTCGGCTGATAGGTCAGATACGGCAGTTCTGCGCCGGGCGGAATGTTGTCTTCCAGGTAGCCGGGGACGCCGAAGCCGTTAAAAAAGGCGTTCAGCGCCCGGTTGATGCTCTCAGACGGTCCCATTACGGCAGCACCGCCTTTTTGCACTTGACGGCCCGCAGCCTCATGCCGGATTCTTCCGGAGCGCTGCCTTCATCGACTGCGCTCGTCGCCTGAAAAATCTGACCGTCGCTCACCCGCTTGACGTAGTCCGGGAAAGCCAGCGGCACACCGGTGTTGACCAGCAGCGTATAGGTGGACGCTGTAGCCGCCTGCTCTGCAATCTGAGCCTCCACGGTGGTATCGTGGCGCTCTACGGCCTCAAATTTCGGGCCGTCCGTCCAGCCGGACACAAAGCCGCCCACGCCGTCCGGCTCATAGCTGCGGATCTGGAAGCAGAATTTTTTTGTAAAGCTCTGCATCACGGTGGATGCAGTGAACGCGTTGACCATGTCACATCTTCCTCCACTGATTGATCTCGGATTTATAGCGGGTCTTGCCGTCTGCGGGCAGGCCGTCCGTTCCTGTAGCCATCGTGCCGGACCAGCCGCCGAATGACTGGGACACATACACGCCGCCGGACGGGAGCGCCTTGTCGTATGCGTCGATTTTTTCAGCCAGTGCCACAAAGGCAGGTGGCACCCGCATGGGCTGCACCGTCCCGGCGAAGGTCTCGGCGGTCAGATCGCCGTCCCCGGCCTTGTGTACGCCATCGTTGAAGATAGAGCCGCACACGAGGAAATACTGCCCCGGGACTACCCCGGCGGGAACGGTATCCGGCTCAAAAGCAAACTCCCCGGCAACGGGGTCGTCTGCCCGGTCAAAGAAATTGTGCGTCAGTGCGCACAGCTCAGGGACGGTCATTGAATGCCTCCTACTCAAAAGGGGCGATTACTCGCCCGGGGTGATAGTCTGGACAGAGATGCCGTCCAGATACTCAGCGAACAGGGTCATACCCATGACGGCGAAGCTCTCAGAGACTGCGGTGTGGTAGTTGCCCTGAGTGTGGAAGCCGATGAGGTTGCTTGCCTCGCCCGCAGTGGTGTAGACCAGACCGGCCTTGGAAAAGTCGCTGTCGGCGGGGTCAACATAGTACAGGACGATGTTGTCCACCGGGGTTGCGATGACCTTTCCTCGTGCGATTTCGCCGCTGGAAAGCAGGAAGATGGTGTTGTAGCCCATAAAGTCCTTGATGTACTGGAAGCCGAACTGGTTCTGGACGGTGATGTTGGCCGCGCCCAGATACTCGTACACGTCCAGAATGTTGGCGAAGCCCACGACGCCGGTGACGGTGCGGTGCATGTTTTTGAACTTGTCCTCAACGCTGCCCTTGGCCATGGCCAGAGCCATCTGGAAGGTCTTGGGGGTGCCTTTCAGGGTGCCGGTGTTCAGGTACTTGTAAAAGCGGTCGGTGACGTTCGCGGTCAGCTGGTACAGGAACTCGTCATCGGTCTTCTGAACGGCGACATCGTAGCCGTACTTCTTGATGGCTTCCAGCGAGACGGCTTTGGCGAACTTTTCGACAGTAATGTCAGCATAGGTCTTTTCTTTGACGGTGAACTTGCTGTAGGGGATTTCCTCGCCCTCAGCAACAGTGCCGATCTGAAGCGTACCCTCGGCGTACTTGCTCTTGAGGGTAGTGCCGGGCTGCATCCGAATGGGGCGCATGATGCCCATGATGTCGCGCAGATGCTGCCAGTTGCGCTGGAAGCGGGTGACGAAGTCGATTTCTCGGGGGTTGATGGTAATGTCGGTAGTTACGATAAGGTTTTCTTTTGCTGCCATGTGTTAGTCCTTTCCGCCGCCCGTGAAAAGGTCGGCATTTGCTGCAATCGCGGCCTGGCGTTCGTCAGCGTCCTTGATTGCAAAAATTTGGTCTTTGGTCATTTTGGAGCCGGTGTTGGTGGGCGGGGTGTCCACCTTTGCGCCGGTGGTCGTGGTTGTAGCCACAAAGTCGCCCCACACGTCTTTCTGGCTGTCCATGAACTTCTTTGCGTCCTTGACCTTGCCGTTCTCGTCCAGCTCCAAAGCATCGATGTCCGCGCCGGTCATTTTTACAACGCGGTCAAAGTGCTTTTCCAGCACGCCATTGTCCTTCAGCAGCTGCTTGTATGCCGCTGCTTTCGTGGCCCGGGTGTCCTTCTGGGTCTGCTGGGCCTTGTAGTCGGTCAGCGCCTTTTCGGCGGCCTGCTTGTCGCCATTGGCTGCATCCCGGTCCTTCTCGGCCTGTGTGCGGGCTGTTTTTTCTGCATCCAGCTGGTCTTTGAGTTCGTCCGTCTCCTTGTGCAGGGCGTCCAGAATGGCTTTTGCCTTGTCATCGTTGGAGGTTTCGGGGTTCTCCAGAATCGTGCGGATGTCAGCTCTTTTGAGTGCCATGTGATAGTCCTTTCCGCCCTTGCTCGGGCTGCCATGCTTGGCAATAAGGTTTAATTTGCCGGACGTGCTGCCGGTGTGGTGCCGCCTGTGGGGCTTGAACCCACGGCCCCCGGATTACAAATCCGGCGCTCTGCCAACCTGAGCTAAAGCGGCATAAAAAAGCGGCTGACGCTGTGCGCCAACCGCTGAGTATTAAATTTTACGGCCTTGTTTCCACACTGGGCAGGATGTCAGTGTGGAAATAGAGCTTGTAGTGGTAGGGGTCGGTATGGGTGCCGGTGATGTCCTCCACTACATACATAGTGTAGTCGTTCAGGTAGATGTAATTCTTGCGGTAGGTGTCTGGGCCGATTTTTACAGTGCAGACCAGCTCGTTGTCCGAGTTGTTGGAGATGGACATGTAACCCTCGGCTTCCATGATCACCTTGTCGGTTCGGGCGTTGTAGACGGTGATCTTGCGCTCGCTCTCAAAGTAATCGGCCTGCTTGGAGATGTTGGCATTGGCCTTGTCAGCCTCCGAACAACCGCACAGCAAAAGCGCCGCAAGCAGCATGATAGATACGAAAATTTTCTTCATGTTATACCTCCTTGTTTCCTTCTTCCACCGCGATTTCTCGCAGCTCGTCAATGTGATCTTCCACCGCCGGGCGGAGGAACGGGCGTGGGGCCATGCCCCGGGTAAAGTGCCACTTGCCGTTGAAGTCTTTCCAGACCCACGGCGTTTTGCGTCCGTTGCCCTTCTCGGCAAAGATGCCCGTGCCAAGCTCAACGTAGACGCTGTAAAAGAGATTTGACCCGACGGTCACGGTCTTTTTTGCAAGGTCTACGGCGTAGGTCAGGCTCTGCTTGAGCGCACCGCCCACGTAGCCCTCAATGCCCGTACTGTCTGCCGTGCCGGTAGGCACAAGCAGCTGGGCGTAGTCCTGCACCTTCATGCCCCAGTTGGTCAGCACCCGCTCTGCCCAAGAGTCCAACGCCTCATGCAGTTGCGGGGTGTTGTCGGTGAATTTGATGTCGTAGTCGAATTTCATGATTATTTCTTACGCTTTTTTTGTTCTGCGTTGTAATTGATGCTTCTTAAAATCATCTCGCCAGAGAAGTTATATCTGCTGTCAATGACCTGTTTTGCCGGAATTTCGTTCATTTTGGAAAAGTTCTGAGCGCTGGAACTCCGGTATTCTTTTGCGGCTGCAATCCAAGCGTCATTATCCGCAGTAATTTTGCTTTTGAGCTCAGCTGTCATTTTTCTGTCTGGATGCCTTTGCTTGAAATCTGCAATCTCTTTTTTGTTCTGCTCTTCCGTGCGCTTGATATTTGCATCAATCGTATCAAAAGCGCTCTGAATAATATCTTGCGCCCAAGCGACCTGTTTTTCGCTGCCCTTAATCGGCAGCGACGCTGCGTTAAAAGCAGCTATCCCTCCGTTGCCCGCTCTCGCAGAGCTGCCCGAACCTCTTTTACTCACGGTAATGTTTCCTTTCGTATTGAAACGGCTTGATTTTGGTCACGTTCCAGTCAAACTCTGCCGGACACTTGCCGTACCACAAAATACCGCTTGGTTGCAGCACTTCTAGCGCCTTGCGGCAGTGTTTGGCAAAGCACTCTGCTTCGTACGGGTCAGACTGTGTGCCGTGGCTCGAAATGCTCACAATGGCGTTTCTGGGCTCTCCGTCAAAGCACCAGTCATAACTTTGCTCACCGCACCAGCAGAGCGTTGGAATGACGTGGATGCCGTGCGCCTGCCAGTATGCAGCCAGCCAGTGCTTTTTGTAGTGCATGAAAAGCTGCATCGCAAGCGGCATATCGCTGTACAAAGAAAAATCCGGCGAACATACCGCACCGAACTGCTGCAAAAGGGAAATGTATTTGTCCGGGTTGTTCCAGAACCGTTCAAACTGATAATCGTCCTTGTAAAAATGCACGCCTTTTGTGGCCTTGTCTTTGGCTGTCAGCGCATAATTGACCGGGATCCATTCCAGCTTGTCAATGCGGATGTCCGTTTCCGGCTTGATGATAGGGATGCCATACTTGCCCACGCCCGGAAAAATCATCTTTTCGGTGTTTTCCATCGGCAGAATCACGGCTCATCCCTCCAAACCTTACTTTTTCTTCTTTTTTCTCGAAACAAAGCCAATCCATGCGCCGCCTTGTTCGACCGTCACTCCAAACGGCTTTTGTGCAAGCTGCATAAGCTTTGTGCGGTCGCTCGACGACATCCCTTTTAGATCAAATGCAACTTTTGGGCCGCTCTTGTCCCAATATGTGGTGTGAGACGGAGAGGAACCATCGCCACTTCGATATTTGTTGAGGTCAACGCCAACTTGCTCTTTCACAAAAGACACAACATCGTTATGCGTTTTCTTGTATCTCGAACTGTCCACAACAACGGCGGCTTTCTTCGTCTCTGCTGCCGCAATTTTGCTGTAATCGGTGACCCATTTTCCATTTACAAAAGATTCAAACTCGTGCTCGTTGGCGGTCCCAACGCTTGCCCTTGTCGAACTTCCAGAGCCACGTTTACTCATTCTTGGCGTTCTCCTTTCTTCGTTTGCGTTCTTCCGCCCGCCACATTTGTTCGGTTTCCTTGCCGCCCTTGGATTTATACCACTCGGTGTAATCCATGACGGGTGTGGTCTCTTTGGTCACATTGTCTCGCTGCATGGCGTTCTGTCGGGGATACTTGCCCAGCGCAGAGGACAGCACACAGCGGCAGTGGTAGACCATCTCCGGGGCGGCGTTGGGGTCGCCTGGGCGCTGAATCTCGTAACCCATGACCTTGAACGGCTCGTCAAGTTCTGCCGTCTGCTGGTCAAGCAAGCGGTGCATCTCACGGGTGCGGTAGTCGTGGGTGGAGTTCCACCGCTTTTTGACCTCGATGCCCAAAGCCTGGGCGTTGTGCATCTGCTGCAAAGCCCCGGCATTCTGGGCGCTGGTGAGGGCTGTGATGGCGTTGTTCATGGCCCAGTGTATCTCCGTGTCAGCCATGCCGTTTACTGCCTGCACGGCGATGTCGTGGACGCTCTTGCCCTGCACGATGCCCTGCATGACATAGCGGTTGAACACCCGGGCGTCATAGGTGCGGTTGCTCTCGCTCTTGATGCGCTTGTTGGGCACCATGCGGGGGTTCTCCTTCAGCAGGAGCTTGACCGCTTCGGTGTTGTACAAGGTCAGCCCGAACGTCACGCCTGCGGCCTGTTCCAGCTCGTAGAAAGCCCAGTTTGCGCCGAAGGAAAAGATGTTGTATTGCTCGTCCCGGGCCAGCTTGTAGGCTGTCTCTTGGGCTGTGGTGCAGGTCTGCGTGATGCTGTCCAGCTTGGCGTGCATCAAATCGGACTGAAAGACCTGATTTTGCAACCAGATGCGGTAATCCTCTTCGGTGATCTCGCCTGCATCCAGCTGCGCCCGCTTTCGCTCGTCCAGCGCTTTGTACTTTGCCAGAAACTCGGTCAGCTGCTCCTGCATCTCCCGGCGGGCAGTGCCGTACACTCGGAGGATACGGCGGCGCAGGCGGTTCAGCTGGCGGGTAGAGATGCGGTCACGGTCGTTCATTGTTTTCCCCGGCGGGTCCCCATTTGATGTTTCCGAGTTCGTCAACGCCTACTGCGCGGACTTTTGACTCGTCATAATCAATCGTGGCCGGCTGCATCAATTCGACTGCATTTGCAAACCGCTCCAAAAGCTTCCTGTCGTTTTCGTCCAGCTCAATAACAAACTTGCCGATGATGTTTTCAGTCATCGTCTTCATCCTCCTCGTCCACGGTCTCCCGTGTTGCGCTCTCGGCCATCAGCGCGGCCTTGGCCTGCTCCTTTTGTTCCGGGGTCAGGTTGGGCAGCAGGTCAATGGCCATGTCCTGCCCGATAATGGGCGCTTCAGAAATCACCATGCTGACCTGCTCGGCCGTGTTGGTGATCTTGCTGCGGGTAAAAATCGGGGACACGTCGCCCAACCCAGCCAGCTTGCAAATCTGCTGAATAAAGGGCGTGAGTTGTGCCTCGAAATCATCCGCGTTGTGATTCAGCGGCTCATAGGCCGCGTCCAGATGGTCGTTGGTGCTGTCCGCGCTCACGCAATGCACATCCAGCCCGCCGAAGTCCTCATAAGACCGGCTGTGCAGCAGGTCAAGCAACGTACTCCGGGCCGTGACGGGGATTTCGGTGGTGTAAGGCTGCACCTTGCCGCCATCGCTGGTGTCAGCGTTGGCGACGTGGTAGAGGTTGAGTTGCTGCAAAAAGCCTTGCAGCTCGTCCTGCGTCATGCCTCCAAAGTTTTCGCACAGCCAATAGATCTGCGCACAGTCCTGCAAATCGTTACAAAAGCCGGACATGACAAGGTCTGTGTTGTCGATGTAGGCTTTAAGCCCAACAAGCGTACTCTGGTGCAGGTCTGAGCCCCAAAGCGGTACAATGGGCAGGGCGCCGTAATTGTCCTCTGTGACAGACTCTTCGCCGCCCACGTTGGTTGTGATCGTGGTCTTGAGGTATCCACGCTTTGCTGCAGCCTCTTGCAGCGGGTATGCGCCACGCGCCTGAGACTTGTACTCGGTGTATCCGTCTTCTTCGTACAGCACCACTTTTGTTGCCGTGTCCGGGTTGATCTGCCAGTACCGTACAGCCGCCCGCAGTGTGCCGGTGTCCTCGTCATAGAGCGGGGCAAGCTCGGTCAGCTTAAACACGTCCAGGTGGTCGTAATTCCAAAATCCAAAGCTTTCGCCGTGGATGAGGGCAAAATACCCGGCCTTAAAGACCCGCTCGTCGAAGGTCGCGCCCAGCTTTAGCTTGTTGGTACCATCGGCGAATGTGACGCCGTTGCCCAGCGAGTACGCCGCGCGCTGCTTGTTGAGCCGCCGGAACAGGTTGCTTTTGACCATATCCGGCCTCATGATGTCCCGGGTGTTGTTTGTTGCCCGCTTTAGCATCTCTGCATAGGCTGTGGCGAACTGCTCTGCGCCCGGGTTTTTCTGCCGGTCGTATAAATCAGCAGCCAGCGCGCCAGTCCTGCCCGCCACCTGCGGGGAAGATTTGTGCTGCTGGATGAAATCCCACAGAAAATCTGTGAGCCGCCCTTCCTGCTGGGCCTGCTGGAATGTCTGAAACGTAAATGTAGCCACTTTTTATCCTCCGGCCCGCTTGACAAGGCGCTTCGTGCGTACAAAATACCGGATAGAGTCCATACAGTGGTCGTTTTCCTTGATGACCACATCTTCTCTGTCCGGGTCCCATGCGTAAACGCCAAACTCCTGTATGGTGCGCTTACACTCTCTGTATATTTTTAATCTGCCGGTTTGGAGCATCGTCTGAACGTCCAGAATGCCGCTCAGAACGTCGTTATTTGCCGCCTGAATCGGGAACCCGTTTTGCTTTAGCTCCGTGATAAGCGGCAGTGCAGACGGGTCAACGATGACCTTTTCTGGCTTTGTGCCGTTTAACCATCGCTTGAGGTCTGCAACATACTCGCCCACTGTCTTTTGCCGCTTCTGTTCGCGCCCGCTGTAGTAATACTCGCGGGTCGCTATCCATGTGCCGGTGTCCGACTGCATCTGGAACAGCAAAAAAACCGTTGCGTTTTGCGTACCGAAGTCACACGCCACATACGCGCCCTTGGGTGACAGCTCTGGCAGCTTGTCGATGATATGCTTTTGTCGGTCAAACATATCGTAGACAAGGCCCTCGGCCACCGTCCACAGGCCCAGAATGTAGCGCTGGTAGAAAACGCCGCTGTACTGGCTGCGGTAGCGCTCTTTGATGTCCTCGGCAAGTGACAGGTTGTCGTCCATCGTGAAATGGAGATACATCATCTTGCGGGAACGGCACTTTCGCACCCACTCCAGATAAAACCAATGCTGCGGGCTGCCCGGGTTGCAGTTGAACCAGAACTTTGACCCGGTGACAGAGCAACGGGCTGTGGCCTGATTGACGAAGCTCTGCGGCATCAGGGCCACCTCGTCGAAGAACGCGCCCGCAAGGGTGATGCCCTGGATCAGGTCTTGGCTGCTCTCGTCCTTGCCGCCAAAGAAGTAAAACTCGTTGGTTTTGCCGCCCTTGCTGACGGTCATGCAGTTTTCAGCCCGGTGCTCCTTGACGTTGTAACCACGGGCCGCAAGCTGCTGCTTGAGCGTCCCTAACACGTTGCGTCGGAAGCTGGCAATGGTCTTGCCGCACATGGCGAACTGCTGGCCGCTGTAGCAGGTCATGGCCCACTGTACGAACGAAAAGCTCATGGCAAAGGTCTTGCCCGAGCGAATAGCGCCATCGGCAATGATACCGTTGTAGCCGCTGTATGCGCTCTGCGGTGTCCACCAGCTCAAGACCTGCTTTTGCCGCTGGCTGAGGGCTTTCCAGCGAAAGCCGTTACTTTTCCGCATGGTCGTCCTCTTCCTCCGGCAGCATCTCCACGTCATCCGGCGGGCTGATGTCTGCGGCAGCGCTCAGAGCTTCCAGCAGTCCATCGTCCGGGGCTTCTATGCCGCTCTGGTCTCCCAGCATAGCAAACTTGTCCACGATGGTGCCGAACGCCGTGGACAGCTGCGGCAGCGTCGCTTCTGCGATTTTGTCAGGGTCTGCCATCGCCTGAAGGTACAGCCCAAGAAGATCCTGCGCTTCCCTGCGCTTGCTGTCCAGATATGAAAGCATATCCCGGGTGTTCTGCTCTTTTTTTAAGGCGCACAAATCTGCACATACCGGATTTTCGCTCACAACCTTGCGCACAGTGCTTTCGGCGACGTTGTTCAGCTTGGCAGTTTTGCGGTAATTGTGAAGCTGTACATAGTCCGCAATGATTTTCTTTTTCTGTCGGTCTGTCAGTTTCGCCCCCACCGCCACCACCTCTCTAAACTCGCGCAAAAGAAAAACCGCCCGGAAATCCGAACGGTCAAAATATCGAATGTGCCGCCAGCCGGATTCGAACCGGCACCCACGGAATGGATGTGCGCAGTGGTTGGCTGTGCAGTGATGTTCCCGTGGTGTCACCAACGATGTCCCGCCTTAAATGGGCGGCGCTCTGCCAATTGAGCTATGACGGCATATAATAAGAGGCTTTGCTTGTCGGGTGCAAAGCCTCTGCGTCCAGAACTTTCGCGGCTGGATGCCCCGCTATTGCATTCCCCGCTCTCGTCAGATCATGCAAGCACTCCCGGCAGGACTCGAACCTGCAACATGCGGTTTTGGAGACCGCTGCTCTCTACCACTTGAGCTACCGGAGTATAAAACACCGCCCTTGGACTCGAACCAGCCAGCAATATTTCAGCTGACACGCGCTCCGTACTGCGCTCAGGCGGCCATATAAAACAGCCCTGGCGGAGAACCAGGGCTGTTGTTTGACGCACATCCCATCGGGAAGTCTACCCACACCCTCAGGGATTCAAAGCTTTCTATCGTGGCACGGGAGGTTAAGCGTGCAGCTTTGTGGGGGATGAGTCCATGCGTCATACGGTGCGATACGGCGGAATCGAACCGTTCCACAAAACTGCTAGCCCCGTTATGTGGCTTCCCAAACCTCGCATAGAAGCAGCCCGCAAAACGGTGAAGGAGAACAGGAAAGCATGAAAACCTGTCACAAGGAAGGGACCGTTTTGGAAGCTGCGTGGCAAGCGGCCGCCGCTTGCCACGCAGCTTAGCGCTGAACCGCTTATTAGAATTTTACATCTAAGCTTACAGACTTGAAAAGAGCTGACCCCTGCCAAAATCACGCTGTGTTTTCTTGTGCATGTTGTACACTTTGCACGTCAGAAAACTCGTCCCATATCTCGGCCAGAGCCATGCATCCGCGTTTGATTCTCCGGTAGACCACATCTGCCCCGCACACGCCGACTTCTTTTGCAATTTCCTTGTGAGACTTGCCTATGACATAGTGCTCGCAAATCGCTTCGGCGCATTCCGGCTCGGCTATCAGGCAGTATGCCCGCCGGGTGGCCTCGACACGCAGATTGCACAGGTCCGTCTCCATCCTCTGAAGCTGTCGGCGCTCGGTGTCCAGCTGCTCTACAGCAAAGCAAACCTTGTCCCCATTGCCACCACCCGCAGGCATCCCGCTCAGGCTCTGGGTACATTTTTCTGCCACGTCCCGGATGCGCTGCATTTTTTGCTTCTGGACTTCGATAGCCACCGCAAGGTCGCGGCACTGCTGAAACCACGCCTTGACGGTGCGGTAGTCCACGCCGCCGTCAGGCTTTGGTGTGTCGGTGTCAGGTATCCATGTGCGGGTCATGCATCTACCTCCTGCCCTGCTCTGCGATTAAAATACTTCACCGGCGAAGCGCCACGTTCATCGCAGTCCTTGTTGTTAAAACTGACGATTGCGCCGCAGCCGTTGTAGTTGGAGCAGGCGATCATACTCAACCCGGTGATGGATTCAATTTCATCCGCTCTTGCTCCGCAGAACGGACACGGTTTGCATTTTGTCGTGATATGTGCTTTCAAGGTTTTCCCTCCATTTCTTCGATCTCGATTTCTACCCTCGGGTTCTTCCGATCAAGCTCCACCCGGCTGCCATCGTGGGCGGCGACGATTTTGCTGTTGTCGTCCTCCAGCACGTGGGCTTTTACCAGAATGTCCGTTGTAGCCTCGATGAGGTTTGCTAGATCGACCCGGCGGGCGGTCTTCATGTAGTACACGCACCTCACGTTCACACGGGCAGAGATGGGGCTGCGCGGCCTTTTGATTTGCCGCAGGCAGTCCGTCTCATAATCTACGTAGGCCTTGCTAGGGGCCACAAAGCGCCCGCCTGAGCGGCTTTTGAGGATGCGCGCAGAGTTTTTCTTGGTGCGGGGGTCTCCGTAGAGGGTCAAGTGCATTTCTTCCGTTCCTCGCTGTTCCACTGCTTGAGTGCTGGTGCGTAATGTCCGCACATCAAACAAGATAGTTCAGTCCCTGGGGCTGACAGCACTGTGAGTTTCGGATTAACTGACCTGATTTTCTTTCCCCATGCAAGAAATCCACTCCCGCACTTTGGGCAAGGAAGAACAGTGTATGATTTTTTCATCATTTCTCGTCCTCCACATAGCGCCAGCTTTTGGGCGGACGAGTGATCTCCACAGGCCGCATACCGAACCGAGTGCTTTGCAAGCCAGTGAACGCCTGCAGTTTGCGCGGTTGGTCATAAATTTTCAGGTCGGAGATGTGCCAGCCGCAGCCGTCACGGCCTTTGAGATATTTTTCGGCAGTTTCCTTGCTCATGCATGCCGCTTCAAGAAGTTCATCGGCCGGTTTGTAATATGATCCGGGTGCCATAACGTACAGGCTTGCAGATTCCCAGCTTCCTGTTTCCCCAACATGGGTCAATCCAGTGATTTTTTTGCAAGTAAACTCGCCAATAACCGCACTGTCCAGCCGCAACCACCCTTTACCGGGAACGATACGCAGCCAGCCGATTTTGGATTGTGCCTTCGTGCAGTAGATGTACACCTTGAACGGTGTTCCATGCGCAGGGCAGGACTTGCGGATTTCAACGGTCTTTTCGCCGTTAAGAATCTTCTCGCACCATTCAGGCCGGATGCTCATCAAGATAGCCTTCATTTTTTCATCATCCCTTCCATTGCCAGCTGCTCGCACTGCTTTTCAGCTTCTCGGCGCTGCTGGTCATACTCAAACAGCATATCTGCGTACTCATTGCCCACCCGGCGGACGGCCGTTTCCAGCATCTCCGTCACAAGGTCGTGATACTTGTCCGCGCCCTTGCGGCTGTTCCTGGCAGCTTCCCGGGATTCCCACAGGTCGGTGAGTTTGTCCCGCCTGTCGGCAGTGATCTCGCCATAGCCGTAGGCATCCTGGATCTGCTCCATGCTTTCCCAGCCTTCCAGCTTAGCAAAGGGGTCAGCTTCAGCCTTTGCCATGCTGCGGGCTTTGGTCTTTTTCTTGACGTACCGGGTTAGGCCGTCTTGGATTGCTGCGCGGGCATCGTCCATTGCTTTCCGAATGGCCTTGACCTCGCGCTCTTTTTTGAGCTGGTCCGGCTGACTGGCCCATTCTGCCATCAGCTCGGATTTCGTTTTCGGTTTCATGTTCTTCCTCCGTTCTCACAGCTTCCCGAATGCGCATTCTGGCAAGCTCAGCTTTCGCATACCACAGTTGCCAGTTGCCAAACCATCCCTTGTGGAGCAGTTTCCCGCCGTAATAAACAAGTTCCTGCCCCATCAGGTGGTCGAGCGAAACGATATACTGTCCGGGCTTGTACTTCTGCGCCGTCTGAATGTTTTTCATTTTTACCCCCATTGTTCAGCCATAGCTTTTGCAATGCCCGGAAATGTCTTGCTTCTGGCCTTTGCCCGTTCCTCCTTGCTCCCGCCGCAATCCATTTCCCAGCAAGAGTAGCGAACGGTTCCGTCCTTCAAAACCATCTTTCGCCCCTTAACAGGCTCCACGATGTTTGTTGGCTTCAGGGGTGGCACCCCTCTTTCCCACAGGCATGTTTTTTTAGTCACAGGATGCCCAAACTGAAACGGTTGAATGATTTGTGAATACTCAGGTAGGCAGAAAATCCTTGAAGGAACTGGATTTTCAATGACAACCCTTGGAACATTTGCATACCAGAACCGCATAAACAAATCTCTTGCCAGAATACCCATTTGTACTCTATCTGGCTGTAGCTGGCCGCCTTTCCAAATGTATCTTGCTCCTGCATTCGTCAAATATGTGCAGGGAGGGTGTGCAATGAGCAAGTCCCACTTGCCAACGTCATGCGTTACGCCGTCCATTGTCACGACTTGCCCCCCTTCCAGAGCCTTGAGCGCATCTCCAAGAATATGCCACTCGGGGTGTCCGCCGGACGGCTCCTGAATGTCGCAGGAGTAGGCTTCGTGGCCTTTTGCCCGGAACGCCTTACAGACTTCCTGCGATTCCTCACAGGCGATAAGCACTTTCATCTGTCCGCTCCTCCGTTCGCTCCCATGTACTTCTTGCGGCCACGCTCCCGGTGGCGGTCCTCGTGGTCGTAGTGGTAGACCTTGCCTGCGTCCAGCATCTCTCGGGTGTAAGCTGCTTCTGCGCCGCGCTGACGCTTGTACTCGGCGTACTTCGGGCAGCTGTCGTGACAGATCGGATGCCGAGTGGGGCAGTCTTTACACGGCGTCATCGTCATTTTTCAGCACCTTCTCCGGCAGCGGCATCCATCCCACAACCGGCTTATTTATCGGGCATTCCAGTGCATCTTCCGGGGTAAAGTGGCGATATTCCCACCAGCCTTTCTTGAGTCTATACAAGTCCTCTTCTTCGTCATAAATGCCGTAATCATCGACATCTTCCCACTGCCAGAGGCTTTCGTACTGAGAAACGGTTCCGTCCTCATAAAAGGCCGTTGTGATGCAGTATCCTTTCCCGCAGTCAACCAGCACCAGCACTTCGGTTTCGACTTTCGGCGGGTCAGTTTCCGGGTCTCTCCATACGGGCTGCAGATTCTTGAGGTCAGTAACCGGGGCCGTCTCGATAAGCGATGACGGAACGCCATGAAAAGCAGCGTTGCCCTTGGTGATAATCATAACTTCGTGCTTGAGTAGCTCGTCACGGTCAATAAACGTCATATGTCAAGTCCTCCACCTTGAAGCCACAAAATGGGCAGTATCTGAAATCCTCCGGGTTATCATACTCTCCGAGCTTTGCTTCTCCAGAGCAATTCCGGCACGTTACAGTGCGGGTCGATGCGTCATACTTCATGCTCGTTTTAGGTCGCAAGCTCTCAGGGTCAACGGTGGGCGCCTCACTCACCATATCTGCGCAACATTCAGCGGTGCTTTCGCACTCGTTTGTGGTTTCGTATCCAATATACCGTGAGTATTCTCGCATTTCTTTTTCAAGAGTGGTTGCGTTAATCAACCTCACTTCATCCATTTTTCAGCACCTCCGTCCTCACCGGTTTGATGTCCCGATACTCGGGGTAATGGTCGCCCGCCAGCTGACAGGCCCGGAACTCTGCCGCAAACTGACTCGCGGCGTTGATGCGGTATGTAAGTGCAGCGTTCCCGTGCGGGCCGCTGCACTCTACGATGACTTTGTATCTAGGCATTTCGTCC